AGAAAACTACCGGCGAAGATTTAACTACCAATAACCTTGGTGGTTCTAGTCTTGGTGCTTGGGGCGTTTTTGTTGGTGCTTCATACATCAACGCACAAGGTCAACAGATCTACGGTCAGTACTATCCCTCCGGCACAACCGGCGTGGTGACTGCATACGTTATCACTGACCCTAACGTGACTTTCCAAGCTCAGCTTGACGGTCAAGTTACTCAAGCCGCTCTTGGCGCAAACACTTTCTTTGCTGCTGTTCAGTCTACTTCTACAGGTTCTACCCGTACAGGTAACTCTACCAGCGCTTTGGAAAGCACAGTTGTAACTACTGCCGCTGCGTTCAAGATTATTGGTTTCGCTTCCCCATTGACCGATACTTACACTGAAGTGTTTGTTAAGTTCAATCCCGGCGCTTCCGCTTTCACTAACGCCGTTGGCATCTAAGGAGCTAAATCATGGCTATTTCACGCGCACAACTGCTCAAAGAATTACTCCCCGGCTTGAACGCATTGTTCGGCCTTGAGTACGCTAAATACGGCGAAGAGCACAAAGAAATCTACGAAACAGAATCATCTGAGCGTAGCTTTGAAGAAGAGACAAAGCTGTCTGGTTTTGCTGCTGCACCTGTTAAGAACGAGGGTTCTGCCATCGCTTATGACAATGCACAGGAAGCTTTCACTGCACGTTATACCCACGAAACCATTGCGATGGGCTTTGCCATCACAGAGGAAGCTGTGGAAGATAACTTGTACGACAGCCTGTCTTCACGTTATACCAAGGCTCTGGCCCGTGGTATGGCTTACACAAAGCAAGTTAAGGCCGCTTTCGTCCTGAACAACGCTTTTTCTGGCTCAGGCATCACCTACGGTGACGGCGTTACTTTGTGTAACACTGCCCACCCCTTGGTTTCTGGTGGTACTAACAGTAACACTCCATCTACCGCTTCTGACTTGAATGAAACATCGTTGGAAAATGCTGTTATTCAGATCGCTGCTTGGACAGATGAGCGTAGCTTGCTTATCGCCGCCAAACCTAAGAAGTTGGTGATTCCACCTGCTCTGCAATTCGTTGCCACTCGTCTGCTTGAAACCGAACTCCGTGTTTCTACTGCCGACAATGACATCAACGCATTGAAGAACAACGGTTCTATCCCTGATGGCTACTGCGTTAACCACTACTTGACAGACACCAATGCTTGGTTCCTGTTGACTGATGTGCCTAACGGTTTGAAGCACTTCATCCGCACTCCCATGTCTACCAGCATGGACGGTGACTTTGACACAGGTAACGTTCGTTACAAAGCTCGTGAGCGTTATAGCTTCGGCGTGTCTGATCCTTTGGGCATCTTCGGTTCACCCGGAGCCTAATAGGTTCAAAAAAAAGAAGGGGCTTCGGCCCCTTTTTTGTTGCATTGGTTTAAACGTAGTGGTATAAACATAGTAATCCGGGCTTATCCGGTGCATTAGACAGTCCCGGCTGACGACATACAGACTGATGCACTTAACTTGTATGTAAGGACACATATCATGGCACGTACCACGTTTCAAGGCCCAGTTCGTTCATTGGGCGGCATTTACCAACAAGGCCCAGCGGCTGTCGTTGAAATCACAACAAGCACCACATTAAGCCCTGAAGCTCATGGCGGTCGTATCATTTCTGTCGGTGGTTCTTTGGCTGCCGCACTGACATTGACATTACCTGCGATCAATGTTTCAACTAACTCTACAACGTCTGGCCCCGGTCAAGACCCAAGCACAGCCAACAACGAAGGCGTTGTTTACACAATCTGGGTTCCCACTACCATCTCTACAAGCTCTTTGAAGATTGGTACAACTTCTGGCTCTAGCGATTTGTACGTTGGCGCTGTAATGTCTATTGACTCAGACACCTCTGGTGCTGTGGTTGCCTTCTCTGCTAACGGTTCTTCCAATGATTTCATCAACTTAAACGGTACAACTACCGGCGGCGTTGCTGGCACATGGATTCAAATCGTAGCAATTGCTGCTGATAAGTACATGGTGACTGGAAACGTTATTGGTTCCGGCACTGTTGCTACACCATTCGCAGATTCCTAATCAACTCAAGGGGCTTCGGCCCCGTTTTTAAAGGAGATTGATTATGATGCAAACAGACGTAAAATCAGCGCACCTAGACCAAAGCGGTTTTATGGTGCCATACCCTACACGGGTCAAAGCTATATCTTACACAGGGGGTGGAACTGCGGGGTATGTAACCTTGTTTGACACCACATCAACCCCTGTTTCTGCCAGCGTGACTTATGGGCGTTCTGGTACTACTGTAACGGTAACCAAAACTGCTCATGGTTTGATTACGGGTGACGTCATTGGTATCCATTTTCAGAGTGGCACGGGCGGTGCAGCAACTGATGGTACATACACCATAACCCGTACTGGCGCAGACACATTTACGTTGACTGACATTAACAGCGGTACTATTACTGCGACTCCAGCGGCTGTTTATGCGGTTGGTAAGTGGTTGGTGACCTATCAAGCAACGGCTGAAGATTATTTCTTCAACGGCTTTCCAATCCCCGGTGAAGGTGTTCGTGCATACAACGGCGTGTACGCATATCTTTCCGGTTTAAGTGCGGTGAATATTTATTATGGCTAAGTCACCAGCATGGCAGAGGAAAGAAGGCAAGTCCGAGAAGGGCGGCTTGAACGCCAAGGGTCGGGCCTCCGCGAAAGCGCAAGGCATGAACTTGAAACCTCCCCAGCCGGAAGGCGGCTCACGGCGCGACTCTTTTTGTGCAAGGATGAGTGGCATGAAAAAGAAACTGACCTCTGCCAAGACCGCCAACGATCCGAATTCAAGAATCAATAAATCCTTGAGGGCATGGAATTGTTAGATTTAAACACCGCATGGTCAGCAATCCTATCGTTAGTGATCGGATTGCTTGGTTATATGATGAACGAAAAGTTCAGGGAGCTTGCTCGCATAAGCATTCTTTTGAACAAAACCCGTGAGGAGGTTGCCCGTGATAACGTTACTCAAGCAGAAGTTGACCGCATTACAAACCACATTGACCAGCGCTTTAACAAGCTTGAAGCAAAAATTGACCAACTTATTCAAAAAGGATAACTAATCATGTCAAATGGAACACCTACACCACCACCATCACCACCACCCAGAAGTGAAGGCACACCAAACTTTGGGGAGCCATCATCACTTGGCAAAAGTCTTCGTGATGCTGTAAGCATCCCTTTAGGTGGTGGTACGTTAGCACCTGCCAAAGTTGGTAAGGGGTATGGAGTTAGCTGGTCTAAAAAATTTAATAAAGGCGGTAAAGTTGGTTCCGCTTCTAAACGCGCTGATGGTATTGCCCAACGTGGTAAGACTAAAGGCCGGATGAGATAATGCCAAGCACTAGCAAAAAGCAACACAATTTCATGGCGGCGGTGGCTAACAACCCAGCGTTTGCTAAGAAAGCAGGCGTCCCACAGTCTGTGGGTAAAGAGTTTAACGAGGCCGACAAAGGCCGTAAATTTTCTAAAGGTGGCGACATGAAAAAGATGAACATGGGTGGATACGCAGACGGCGGCATGACTATGGTCAATAAGAACGGCAAAATGGTTCCTGACTTTGCTGCTGACGGCAAAGGCAAGATGGCCAAAGGCGGTATGGCTCACAAAGATGTAAAGATGGACAAGTCCATGATGCAGAAAGCCGTGAACAAACACGAAGGCCGTCTACACAAAGGCGCGTCTATGACTAAACTGGCTGGTGGCGGTATGGCTGCATCTAAGATGGGCGCTGTAAAGACTGGCAAAACACCTGATGGCATTGCTTCTAAAGGCAAAACCAAAGGAACAATGATTGCCATGAAACGTGGCGGCAAGTGCTAAGGAGCTAACATGAAACGTAGATTTTATGAAGATGGCGGTTCTATTTTAGAGGAGGCAAATGCTTCCCAAGAAGCTATGGACATTGCTTCATCTATGGGCGCTGGCCCCAAAAATGAAAAAGCTCCTAAATCTGAAAAGCCAAAGAACCGAGTTGTTTCTAAGAAAGAATTAGAAGAATCCGGCATGAGTTTGCGCGATTATCTAAACCGTGAGCGTGGTTTAAAGCGTCGTGTTTCCAAAGATCCTACCGCCGGTGATTCTCCTGATAAAGCAGCACAAGAAGCTGCAGATTCTATTGATGCTACTCGTGACATGAGAACGCCTCGTTACACACCTCCCGGGTCTGCTCCAAAACAAACTACGCAAAAGCCAAAGCCAAAAGTGTTTTCACCAGATCGTCCTGACAATAGCTTCCCCGGCAGTAAGTTTGCTAAAGGTGGCTCTGTTTCTTCTGCGTCTAGTCGTGCAGATGGTTGTGCCACTAAAGGTAAAACTAAAGGCACAATGATTAAGATGAATTACGGCGGAAAGTGCTGATATGGCAACCGCAAAATCCGCAGGTAGCGTAGTTAAGTCTTTAAAGAAGGCTGGCTTCTATGAAGCGAGCAAGCCCAAGCGTTTGGGCATTATCAATAAAGTCACAACTAAGCCCCAGCGGATTGAGATGGTTGATAAATTGTTTTTAGCCAAGAAAGCTAAAGGTAAATCAAAATGATGGCAAGCCGTGGAATGGGAGCCATATCTCCCTCTAAGATGCCCGGTGGGAAGAAGAAAGCCCGCCGTGACAGCACTGATTTCACGCAGTACGCTGAAGGCGGAAAGGTTAATGCCGCAGGTAATTACACCAAGCCTAGTCTGCGCAAACGGATTGTGTCTCAAGTAAAAGCCGCAGCAACCCACGGTACTGGCGCAGGCCAATGGTCGGCTCGTAAAGCTCAGCTTGTAGCTAAGAAATACAAAGAAGCTGGCGGAGGATACAGAGATTGAAAGCTCCTCAGAAATCGCTTAAAGACTGGGGCGACCAGAAGTGGCGCACTAAGTCTGGTAAACCGTCAAGCAAGACGGGTGAGCGGTATTTGCCTGAAGCAGCAATTAAGTCATTGTCTCCTCAAGAGTATGCGGCTACGACCAAAGCCAAACGTGCTGGCAAGGCATCAGGCAAACAGTTTGTAGCCCAACCTAAAACGATTGCAAAGAAAACGGCAGGATTTAGATGACCACTACCGGAACCACACTGTTCAACATGGACTTCACGGAGATCGCCGAGGAAGCGTGGGAACGTGCGGGTCGGGAAATGCGTTCAGGTTATGACTTGCGCACAGCACGCAGATCTATGAACCTAATGACCATTGAGTGGCAGAACAAAGGCATCAACATGTGGACTATGGAGCAGGGTATTATTAACCTAACTCCGGGTCTGGCTACGTATGCCCTGCCTACAGATACTATTGATCTGTTAGAACACGTTATCCGCACAGGAGCTAATACATCTTCTACTCAAGCTGATTTAACCATCACTCGTATTAGTGTTTCTACTTATGCAACAATCCCAAACAAACTCAGTCAAGCAAGACCAATCCAAGTTTGGATTCAAAGGCTTTCTGGGCAAACTAATCCAACGAATGCAGTCTTGGATGGAGCCATCACCTCCACGGCAACAACGATCACGCTTAACACGGTGGTTGGGTTAGCGGGAGCAGGATTTATTCGTTTAAACTCAGAAGACATCTACTATACCTACATATCAGGTAACACTCTTGGCGGTGTTTATCGTGGTCAGAACAACACTACAGCCGCCGCTCAAGCAGATGGCACAGCAGTCTTTGTCCCGCAGCTTCCTGCCATTACTGTATGGCCTACACCTGATAACACCACCACCTATCAATTCGTGTACTGGCGCTTAAGGCGAGTGCAGGATGCGGGTGCAGGTATGGAAACATCTGATATGAACTTCCGTTTCCTGCCATGTTTGGTGGCTGGATTGGCTTATCACATCGCAGTTAAAGTACCTGAGCTGATGCCCCGCATCCAGATGTTGAAACAGATTTACGACGAGACATTTGAGATTGCAGCCGGTGAAGACCGGGAAAAAGCAGCCGTTAGGTTTGTACCTCGTCAGACGTACATAGGTAACACATAATGGGTAATCGTTTCGCATCCGGCAAGATAGCGATTGCTGAATGTGATCGCTGCGGCCAGCAGTTTAAACTCAAAAAGCTTAAGAATGAAATTATTAAGCAGCGTAAGTATGAGTTGTTGGTTTGCCCCGAGTGTTGGGATCCAGATCAACCGCAGTTAATGCTTGGAACGTTTCCAGTGGATGATCCACAGGCTTTGCGTAACCCTCGCAAGGACACAACTTATGTGACTTCGGGTGTAAACGCAAGCGGTAATCCATCGGGTGGTTCACGGGACATTCAGTGGGGTTGGTCACCTGTTGGCGGAGCTAGGTTTTTTGATGCAGGATTGACACCAAACTACTTGGTGGCAACAACATTTGTTGGTACAGTATCAATATCTTAAGGAGTTAATTATGGCATTTACAAAATCAGCTGATGGTATTGCTAAAAAAGGCAAGACCGAGGGTAAAAACTATGGCGATAGCGGCCCCGTTGCTAAAATGATGCACGGCGGCAAAGGTAAAGGTAAGGGTAAAACCAATGCCGATATGTTGTCTATGGGTCGTAACTTGGCAAAAATTGCCGCACAGAAACGAGGCTAATCATGGCTACATTTAGCAAAAAATTAATGGGTAAAGAAGTTGGCGATGCTTCTGTCTATGCCACACCACACACCATGACCGGTAAAGTTGTTAAAGCTTCCGAAAATCCCGGTTCTGGCCCTGACCACAGCGATGCCAATACCGTCAATATGTCTGTTGGAAATATTAGTCGCCGTGCACAGCCAGCAACAAAGACAACTTCC